TATCTGTTGCATCTAGATCACTCGGACTCACATAAAGGATTCTTCCCTCAGTGTTCTTTATGAAATTATCTAACTTATTCAGTGGCATGGTATGCTAATCTTCTTAAATTTCTCTATGTTCTATTTAGTTAGGTAAAAAATCAGTTTTCCCAAGGAACACCACTTGTGATGGGTTTACTTTCTTTTTCAGTCATTTCTTTAACCAAAAGAGCATATATCTTGTTCTCTCTAGTTGATCCTAACTTTGCTTTTATCCAACTAACAATATTTTCTTCTGTCACAGATGCATAAGCAATTGGATTGTCAGACTGTCTAAATCTAATTTGATTCATCATTGAAACTTTCAAATCACCCTTAGTTCCAATAACTTTATATTCAACTTTAAAAATCATTCCATCTGTTGATCTTCTCCAACATCTTATTACTTTCCATGTGTAATTCATAATTAACCTCCAGATTCTAATGTTTCTATTCTTGCTGTTAGTTGTTTAATTGCAATAACTAATTCAGCAATGATCGCAGTGTTGTCTATGCCATCAACAACCAGAACTTCGTCATCTAATGCCTCTCCTGTTTTTGTAACAGGCGTTGTTCCATTTCCATACATATCACCATATGTGACACCAATTCCTATCTCACTTCCACCTATATATTGTTCATATTCTACAGCGTTAGTTAATCCTATGTTATGTATATCCTCCGCAATAAATCCTAATTTTGTAAATCCTTCGTTATGATCCTCCCATAATTTTGGGATCATTTGTTTGATTGCTGAGACTCCAAGTCCAACATACTCTCTAATATTATCTTTATATCTTTGAGATGAGGTGCTTCTTCTTATGGCAAAAGTACTACCACTACCACCAATATTAAGATTAACACCACCAGTTGTAGTGGCTTCATGCGCTCTGTTGGAACTTGCAACATTATTACTCATTCCTATATAATTACCATTATCATAATACTCCAATCTCGCTCCACCAGTGCCATCGTATATAGCAACTTGATTTCCTTCTTGAGAATTTGTAAATTCATAATCTCCAGCAGCTTGATTTCTCAATGCGAGGTTATCAGAATCTCCCTTCCAAGTTTGTATATAATTAGTTTGACCTTGAGTTGTTCCGCCTTGAACTTCTAAATATGCCTGTGAATTTATAGAACTTATTGTGTTTATAAGAACTTGACCACTTGATGTGATGCGAACTTTTTCTGTGGGATTTATAGTTGTATCTTGTGTTCCGTCTGTATAGAATGCCAATCCTACTTTGTGTGATGCCTCATTTGTTGGTCTTATATCAGCAGCACCATGTAGTGATGCTCCAAATCTTAAGTAAGTAAACGGATTAGAAGAATCATGCACTCCGATATTAAAGTTTCCATTTGGATCAATTTTGATTCTTTCTATTATATTATCACCTGCATTTGTACCAAAAGTTATCGCGCCTGGCATTGAAGTTGAACTTACAGTTCCATCTGTTTTACCAGTTATAAACGCTGCTGGTTGGTAATTAGTTCCATTTGCTCCTCCCCAATATATTGATCCCATACGATCACCATCTTGCAGTATGGTATTATCACCTATTGTTGCATTTCTTGATTTTACAAACTGTAGACTTGCTGGAAATTGACTATCTGAAAAATCTGCAATTCTTATACCACCTTTTCTATCATTCCCATATAATTGAGTAGATGGAGCTAATTGTGTTTCAATTTGACCTACATTAGAAGCATGCCCTTTTCTTAACACTCCAGATTCGATGCGAAGTCTTTCAGTACCAGCAGTTTCTAATGATATAGTATCATCTGCAGGGAATCTTATCTGTGTGTCATTATCACCAACGTGTGCAATATTATCAGGAATTCTAAGTTCACCAGAAAAAGTTACATTACCAGCACTACCAATAGTTATTCTTTCAAAACCATTAGTTTCAAGACGAATCTGATTATTAATAAATTTAATCTTTGTGTCTGTATCTCCAATATGGGATAATGATTCTTTAAATTCGACACCATCTGACGTAATGCGAAGTTGTTCATCACCTTGTGATTTAAAAGCAAAATTATCTGACGTAATGCGAAGTTTTTCATCACCTTGTATTTTGACAGCAAAATCAGTGGTATTCTCTACAACACCATAAAGAGTTAAATCTTTCAGTATTTCTACACTGTCATTGAATTGAGCGTTATTACCAATAATGTATTGTTCTGCCATTAGATTAACTTATCCCCTCCAACTTGTGTTCTGCTGAATGCTCTCTGAACAAAACTTCCAACACTACCAGTAACGTGACCGATTGCTTTCATTATATTTCCACCTTGACCACTTGCCTGTACTTTATTACCACTTAGATTGACAGTTTGAGATGCACTTAAACTTATATTTCGACCTGCCTTCAGAGATATATCCTCTCTTGCTTCAACCACTACATTAGATCCTTTAATCAGAATGTTCCCATCTCCCTGACAAGTTATCTCAATACTCCCTTTCAGTGTTGCGATTTCAATTCCCACATCACTTTTTGTTTTACGACCAGATATAATTTCTATGTCTTTTTCATTATGACACATAAATTTACCTGATTCATCTAAAGCAGTAAATTGTCTTGAATTATCATCAGTAACCGCATACTGTAGGAAAACATTTGTTCCCTTTTCACCCATTTGTGGGTTGTTTACATCTATTCTAAATTTAGGACCGAAACTTTCAATGATCCTTTGTTCATGATTCTGGTCTTGTCTTTCTGACATTAGTAACCTCCTCCACCTGAGGGTGGACTGCTTGGTGGTGGACTGCTTGGTGGTGGACTGCTTGGTGGAGTATATGATGATCCAGATGTATCAGTCATACCTGTGTCACCAATTCTTTGTACTTGTGTTGTAGGTGTTGTGCTTGTCATTGTCATCGCAGTACCAACTGTTCTTGCTGTTCTAAAACTTTCTTGGGGTGTATCATATATTATAGCATCATTTTCTGAGTGTGTTGCACCCGTCATTTTGACACCATTAGGCATGATGTGGTATGCACCAGTATAGGGTTTACCATTGATATAACCAACAATATTATTAATATTAGGACTAATACAATCAATAACCTGAACAATATCACCCTGTGGTGTAAGTGGTAATCTTCCAAGTATTGGTCTAATTGCAGCACTCCTGCCTGTTTTAGAGGTTATGGTAATTATAGGAAGGTTATCTACTTTGAGATTATTTAGTGGTTTCGCAGCAATAATTCTACCGTTCTGTATGACCACATCATACTCTATATCGTTATCATCTGTAACCACAACATCCTCATAATCAAAACCAGTATTTAATATGGTCGTATCAACAACACCAATAGGTATATTATCTGAGTTGATCGCATCACCATCGTCACTTGGAGACATTGGATAATTCTCACCACCTGAAAGAATATTAATATTAACAATTTGACCATATGTTGGTGAATCTGGATTAAAGTCTACGGTTGCTTCACCTACAGCACCATACCCTAAATTACAAGGGTCTTCAAATGTAATGAGTGGTGGGGTTGTGAAGTAACCAGCACCAGGATCTGTTATCTCCACGCCGATCACACTTCCAGTGCGACTCAAATCAGCAGTTACATCAGATAAACCCTCAGTATTTCTAACAATACCACCTAAAATTGCCTTTCCTGCTCCACCAAGTCCATCTCCACCAAAAATATTTACGACAGGGGGTCCACAGAAATCGACGTTCGCACAGTCTGGTTTGATAAATGGGGTGCCACCTGAATTTGAATTTAAATTACTCAATACATTATCTAATGCTTCATTCACATTGAATGGTTTTTTAGCATTTCCACCTGACTTACGGGATAAAATTTTACCTGCACATTTATTATTCTTTTGATTACAATCAATAAAGGCACCTGCTGATTTGAATAAATCAGATGAACTCCTCAATACATCTTGCACTTTAAATGCGGGTCCTAATATTGATGCAAGACCATCTAAAACTCCATCTAAAGTAGAAGAAACTTGATTTATTATTCCGTCTAATAGTGATGATGCAAATTGCTCTGCGACACATATACCATTGTTAGCGACTGATAGTAATGCATCATTAAGTAAATCTTGTATTGTTTTGCCTAATCCTGAGACAATTTTACCTGGCAAACAATCAATCACACCTTCCATCCCTTTAACACCGGGTATCATTGCCTCCTGTGCAGCAATACCGGCTCTTTTTGCAATTCCAGCATTTTGAGTTGCAGCTAAGGTAACTCCATATACTTGATTATAAAGTGAGTCTAATCCACCTTGAAGTTCAGGCACCATCTTTTCATATAATTTACCCATCATATTTGAAACAAGACCATTCGTTAATTTTTGAATCTTTGCGGTTGCCTCTGCCACATCACCTAGAAAATCAGTGCCACTTTCAACTGCAGCAAATAAATTATCTAATGTTCCTGATATTTCTGTTAAAAAATTATCACTACAATCATTCGCAGGAACTAATGTTGCACCTATTGTGCTCGAAGTTGATATCTCTTCTGGTTGACCCTCTTCCTTTTGTTTATTTAAATTATCTATTTTTTTCTCATCAACATTTCTTGTAGATTTCGCACTATCTTTCTCATTTTCATTTGTCTCTGTCTTTGCTAGTGTGCCCTCTGGTGGTCTTACCTTGCTTGTGTATCCAGTAAAAGGTGCGAAACCTATTGATGCAGCAGCATTTGAAACATCCTTTGTTCTACCAAACGCTCCAAAGATGATAGGTAATTGTGCATTATCACCATCTAGGAAAAATCCCATAACTACATCACCTGGTCTTAACCTGACCGCAGTTACAAAATTAGCACTACCTGTACCCGAAGTCGGTGGAAGAAGCACAGACGCAAATGGTAAATCTTCATCAGGTAATTCTTCTTTACTAAAAGGGTGGTATCCAAGAATTCTAACCTTATAACGGTTTCCCCATCCTTCACCTTTAGTTTGTTTACCTGAAGATTCTATTGGTGCGATCTGTCCAACCCACCAACGAAAACTATCTCTTCCTATAAAATTACTTTTAATTAGTGATTCGTCTATCATGTTTCTCCAAATGCATCTCTAACTAATTTCATAGATGTAAAAGATCGATCAGGATCAAAGTGATGACACAATTCCTTTATTATGTATTTACCACTTGTCTCTTCGTCAAATCTTTCAGAGTCTTCCCTAGAAATTTTAGGGAATTTAAGTGTAATAATATCACCAGCACGAAGATCAGTGTTACAAGGAACAACAACACTCGCTAATTGTGTGACTAAAATAT